GTCGAGTTTTTAACACCGAAGCAGAGTACAAAGAGGCACTCGCTGACTTCATCAACGGACTGTGATCACTCTCTGATTCCTTACACTCAACTGATGAAAAACCTCACTGACAACTATTTCACCACTGTGAATAACGCCCTCTTTCACATTGCCACCATCCTCGCATTCTGGGTTGGTGTTGTTACTTTCGCTGCCAAAGGTGTGCGTGAGTGGTATAACAATGGTGGGCAAGAAAGCATCGCATTGTTTGTAATGCGTGTGCTGCATTACCTGAACTCGTTGACTGAATCCCTCTACTATTCTGTGGAGGAAACTGTTGATCTTCCCCGCGAGGTTTGAATCATGAGATTTGCACTTCTCGGTTTCGTTCTAGTCATCGGTGGCATGATTGGTGTCTCCGCTATTGATTCAGTCTCCAAAATGCAGGACGCTAAGTTACAACGATTCTGCAAACAAATCCCTGCAGGCGCATCCTACGATGACATCTGCGCGGACTATCGTTAATCACGCGCAACACTAACTAACAACAATCACTCTCACAATCATGGATCGCAACGAACTCCAACGCGAATATGTTGATGCCATTGTTGGTGGCATGGACCTGGATGATTGCCTGGCACTGTTAAAAGACTGCCTCAATGCTGACCTGCAAGTGTATAGTGACAAAGAACTGATTGAAGAGGTTGAACAATACTATCCTCACCTGATTGAAGAGGAAGGTGAAGAGAATAGCGACGAACCCAGCGAAGCGACGGGATGGCAGTGACAGTCGGCAAGGTGTCCACTATTCTGGCACTGACCCCCGTTTTCGTGTATCTTAGAGGAGTGGAGGGGATTTCACTTCACAAACGTCCTAAACTTTCTGATCATGCGTAAAATCGAGCAGGCAATGAACACCGCCATCGCTAACAACGCCAACTGGCAATCTGGCAACACTTCTGTTCACTTTAACGAGGAAGAGAATGTGTCTGTTGTTCGTCTTCACGGCAACAAGATTGCCGAGGTTGGTGATAACTTCATCCGCCTTTTTGATGGTGATCATCAGACTGCAACCACCAAATCTCGCCTGAATGCTATTCTTCAAGAGCATGGCGAAGTGGGTGACAAAGTGTTTGCTAAGAACTTCGATTGGTTCGTTCAGATGAACACTGTGCAAGGTCTTTCTGTGGTTCCGTTCTTCTCTTCCATGCGCCTCGGTTGATATGATCAAAGCACTGACAAAACGACGTTCCGCTAACTATTTCGCAAACCAAGTGAAGTTCTTGCTTTTGATCCTAATCGGCGTCCTTATCTATAACTCAGAGGACGCTCGATTCTTTATCTCTGACCGCCTCAATGATGCATCGGAGTTTGTACGTCCCGACCCCAAGATTGAGTTGCGCTGGTGAACACTGTAACGCACATCATTCCTCCCATTTACGAAACACTGATTCTCGGAACTATGCCCACTGTTGTTAAGTCTGATCTGAATGTCTACATCGCTTCGTTATGTGAAGCACTGGAGCAAGATTATCGTCTTTACACTGTAAAATCATTCCGTCGTTATATTCATCTCGGTGATGAGACGGGTCATTTTCAACGTCAACTTGATGCAATCCGCGAGGATCAATATGATTGGCAAATCTCTTACGATGTAGACTATGGTCGTAAGTATGCTAAGATTATGATGACACAAGGCGGATCTCGTTCTGTTCATTGTTTCATAGATATGAAGACGGGTGATGTATATAAACCCGCCTCTATTTCTAAACCTGCCAAAGGCATTCGGTATAACTTGCTCGATTCATCTTCGCGTGAAGAGTGTTACCGTCGTGCTGATTGGTCTGGTGGTTATCTCTACTCTCGCTGATTCATGACTAATCAACTCTCCGACAATCTCACTGAAGAGGTATTACATAAGAACCAAACATTCGCCTGTTTTCCACAAGCAATCTCCGCATTTGATGTTCCTAATCATAACGAGATTAAACAACAAATCCTCACCTGGATGAGATCCAAAGATCTTAATCCTGATCACCAAAGGAGAATGATCTCACACAATGTTGTCACTGTAGGTAATGACAACGAACTCCTAAATGATCTTCCTGATGTTAAAACTCTCCTGCTTGATCTTGTCAACAAACACAATGAAAATGCATGGTCTTACACATCAAGATTTGACATACAAGAATCCTATCTAGAGGTAGCATCCCAAGGTGCAATCTATGCTCCACATGAACATTCTAACTCCCTCTATTCAGGAACGTATTTTCTCAATCTAGACAAAAAGACTCACTCTCCACTTAAGTTTAGACGACACATTGTTTCTACTCATTTCCCTGCATTGCAGATCGAATGTAATAAAGAAACAGCATTCAATCAACCCGAGTGTTATGTACCTCACTCCGAGGGAACAGTGTTACTCTATCCCCCTAATCTGACTCATGGGTATGAATCAAACCAAGCAGACAATCGTATCACTTTGTCCTTCAATGTTGTACCGATTGGAGTATAGTTAAGGGACGCGCAGTTTTCCACAACTTTTTCCACAATGTCTGTGGAAAACTGTGTATTTAAGAAATGGTCTAAAAAACATACATTAGTGTGATATAGTTCGTGTTAATGTGTGTGGTTATTGTTACCTCGGACTGTAACACATCGACAGCGAGTTAGCAACACCCCCAGACCACTTCAGAAACCCTCACAAACCCCTTGACAATACTCACAAAATCATACATAATAACAGAGTCCTTCACTAACACTTTCATTCAACAATCTCATGGGTCGTACATACAAGAAGAACGACATTCACAACTCACGTCGTCCCAAATCTATTCGAGAGAAGCGTAACTGGGGCAACAAAGATAGGCGAGAGTTTTCCACAGATTCCTCCGATACATATTCGGATAAGTATCGCAAACCCTTCACCACTTCTGATGACTTTTATGAGGCAGAATGATGGACGATTTCAATGCACAAGACTGGATTGATTACATGCTCTCCGATGATGATGAGATCAACGAAGATCTCGATCTAGATGATGCTATGATGCCTGAGTTTGCTCATGATTGCCGAGGAGATTGGAGTTGAAAACTATCACCCTCTCCACGAATCCTCCAGTGGATATAAAGATCTGGGAAAAGCATCGTAAACACTTCTGGCGATATGATTACGATGGTTGTCCTAAGTATGGACCATTCAGTTCGTATGACTTAGCATTGCAAGATGCATCCACTCACAGTAAACAATCCAATGCCTGAAAAGTATCAACTTCTACTCGATTTGTACGATGCTGGGTCACTCCCACCTGATGAACAGATAGAGTTAGCACAGTTCCTGATTGATACTGGTTTGAGTGAAGAACTCACACAGTATCAGAGATTCACAGACTACATGATTGCAGAGGGTTTCTGTTACGATGTAGTGTGCTAGTTAGTATAAACAATGGGGGTGCAATCGTGCCCCCTATTTGCTATATTAAAACGCCCCACTTCCCTAACCTACAAAAGTATAGGATCGCCCTAGTGTTATCTCTCTCTAAAAATATTTCCAGGGGTTCTGAGACCCCCCAGACCCTCGCTACGACCCCCCGCGAGGAATGGTCGTATATCTTCCTCACCCTAAAAGAGATTGCGAATATCTCTCTACAAAATATTTTTCTCAGGGGTAAAAATCTTCTCAGACCTGTGAGGGCAAACGTATACGTATGGTTGTATCACAAACACTGAGAAATCTATATACTGTTATACAGACAGGAGTATCAAATGAGTAAGAGATATGTCTTAGAGGTCCAGGAAGGGGACGATGGTGAAGTATTTGTACAGTTCCCTGATGAACTCCTAGAAGAGGCAGGGTGGCGTGAGGGAGACTACTTAGAATACTCCGAAGACATTGATGGTACAATAATGCTGAAGAAGGTTGATGAGGAATAACTCTCAAAAACCGCGAAAGCAAAAACCGCGTTTAACCCAACATTATGGATAACCTGAACGAGAACTTTAAGAACATTGCGGAAGCATTTAATCACACAAATGCCCGTCTACAGTTACTAGAGGAGGCGGTCTCTAAAATGCCGCCCCCTGGTCCAGCAATGATTCAATACAAACCTCCTGGTGAAGATGAGTACAAAAACCTAAAGCAGGTGTTTGATGATCTCTATGAGCGGATAAATACAATCGAGACAGTTCTTGGTATTTAATGCCTGCCTATATTATTGAGACGGGAAGATCTTATCGTAATCCAATCGAGTCCAAGGACTTTGAGAAGCGTTGGAATAGCGATGAGTATGAAGGCGTGCCTGATGGGTATCAGATTCGGTTCCTGGGTGCAGGTCCTGGGTCGTTACCCTTAGGCAAAGATAACGTACATTATATTGGTGACGAAGAAGAAGTTTGCACCAACTGCGATAGTGATAGAAGAGAAGTATACAGACACTATCGTGGTACGGGTGGCAATGGATTTGATCATACCTATACCACAGAGAATCGCATCCGCAAAGAAGATATGGCGGGTGAACGTGGTAAAGGTAAGGTAGCAAAGAAATATAACGCAGAACCTCGTTCTAACAGACCTGTGTTCTTTGTATTGGAGTCTGCCTCTTCAGGTGGTACTCAGTTTTATCGTCATTACAACAACGATATCAACAATACAAAAATCTCGTCCAACACTTCAGAGGGTAGTGGGTGGGAGAATACGGGCACATTGGGGTATATACACACCACAGAGTCGGGTGCTGCTACTCATGGGGCAGACTATACTCCTCTGTATCATTATTATGCAGGTGCACCGAAGTATGATGACTTCTATACTACCAACCCTGCGGGTGAAGTAAACCTCTCAGGTGGTCCTATACCCCCCAAGGATCCTCAGAAGGGGGAGTATGTATACCAAGGCATCATCGGTTATGTATATACTGGTGGTTTTGGGTCACAGAAAGCAAAGCAAGTTGTTGATATTGGTCTGATTGGACCTACTGGACAGTGTGTAGACAAGTCTGGTTGGTATCAGTGGGCAGAGCCATGGTCATATTTCAAGTATAGATGGGGTAGACGCGGCGATACTGACTCCAGATTTGAGGGACCGCCCAATATGAACGGGTGGGGAGACGCAGATTATGTCGAAGTTGCCTCTACAGACGCAAACTTTGAGTGGGCATACGGTCTAAATGGCGCAATCAAGGGTGCCGTTCCCAGATATCTGGGATTTGAGGACATGTACGACTCCCAGTTTGTCTATTATTTGTACGATACGTCGTATCCATGGAACGGTCCTATCTTCGGAATCCAGTATACACTGTCTGATGCGGGTTGTTGTCCCAATACAACGTGCACGGATGAGCAAGAGAGACCATATCCTTGCTGCATTCGCACGTATTCTTACCATTCTCACTTCTATCAGATCCGTCAGGACTCCTGGGAGACGACAAAATCGACTCTGAAGCTCTCGGACATGTCCACACAGGGCGTAAATGAGTCGTTCTGGACAGTTGGCACGGATTCTAGACGCATTTTCTTCCGCTATACTAGCACAACTGGCGCATTTAGGCGTGGTGAAGAGGTAAATGGATGGACAATCACGTCTGTTCGTTACTTTGGTGACGAAAATAAGGCGGGTTTCATAGATTTGGGTGAGACAGATGCGGAATCTGGCAACGGAAATACCTTTACATACAACCAACAGATCACTTCTGCCGATGGTGGCACCGCAGTTGTGCTTGCTGGATACGGTATTGGCGACAAATGTGCGTTTTTTGGAGTATATGAGTTCCCCAAAAAGGTCACTTACTTCCAAGTTGAGATCGATCCTAACGCATTAGTCGCATCTAGGACACTTGATGAGGCAAAACTGGAAGCAGTGATCAATGAAGCGGGGGAACTTGCGGAAGTTAAGATCACAAATGGTGGTTATGGGTATCGTTTTGATCAAACAACCATCTCCGTTTCGTCTCCTGGCATCATGGAGGACTTCTCTCCTGGCGATTATGCGTCAGAAATGATGAATCAGACGCCTCTGAATAACAATCTGAGCAATGCACGGACTCCTGGATACAAACAGGAGACAAATCAGGACTACGATATGCAAATGCATAACGCAATCCAGAAGACTTCTAATACTTTAGCGCAGTCTGACGAGAAAACTGCAGGTAAAACTGTCTATAATCGCGGCAAAACGATCCTTCAGAAGCAAGCAAAGGTCATTGTGGAAGAGATTGACGCAAATGGAAGCATTCTCCGCGTTGCAATCACCGATCCTGGGTCAGGATACTCCCCAGATTTCCCACCTTTGGTCGCAGTTGTGATTCCAGAGACGGTTACACGCGGATTTGAAGGTCAGGATACTGCTGGATTTAACCCTGTGTCGCAAGGTGCACTCAAAAATGTCAAGGATAAGTTCGCAACTGACGGCGGATTCGATCTAGAGAGCGTATTGCAGGAAGGTTTCGGCAAAATCGAAGAGGGATTGAGCGTAGAACTGCCTCAAGGTTACATGAAAGTGACCGATGTGAGCAAAACGGACAAGACTGTCCTTTGTCAAGACCTTCCTGCAACGTGTTTGGACCTCACTTTGCCTGGTATTGTGTCTGATGCACTGCCAACAGACGAATCTTTCAAGGAAGTACGCAAAGTTTCCGATGGAATCAACGATTATTTGAATGGTCCCTTCTCACAAGTACGACAAGCGGCGCAAGAATCGGATCAAAGGTCCGCTGCACTGTCAGGTGTGTACGGTTGGAATGGTGGAAAGGCGTGTATTGAGATTCCTCAACCCAAAACATACGCAGTAAGTCGTTTTTTCGACATGCCGTGCTCTTATAGAGGCACATCTAACCCCCTGAGTCCTTTAGAAGACCCCAAACCAGTGGCATTTGGGTGGGTCGTACACAAATATTGTGCTTCAGAGGCAGAGGAAGCCACATTTAAGGTTTCAATGCGGTTAGAGGGGCGTACAGTGGGGTCTCAGGGGCAAGATTTCATGGACTTCTTGAAGGATAAAATGCCTGCGGCGAAACTAACGCCTACCAGAAAGGTTTCTGGACTCGCAAAGACCCATCCTTGCTTCCGTGGAGGTATTCAAGGACGTTGTTACCGCGATCCTAACGGTCCTGGTTATGTCTTTGTGCCCATTGGACTAGATGAGAACACATTTGACTACAACAGGTCAAGTTTTTCGGAGTTTGAACAGTTCCAACTCTGGTTGCACGACAATATTGCAACTTATACCCCCAACTTCTTAGTTGGTCCTTGGACTTGGAGTTTTACGACTCCAAATACGGATCCTCAAACTGGAGAACCAGATGGGACATCGACAACTGAGAACTTTAGCGACTCTACCAACATTACTGCGATTGAAGCAGAACCTTGGGTGAACGGTGCGCCACCAAATGAATGTTGGGATACCTATGTGCGTGGTGTTACTGCCTCAGATGGTCCTTTGGACGTTTTCTGCGGATGGGATGCTAACGGACAACCTATTGCGGGTACTACATATGATCAAGTACCCGAACTCATGAGTATCTGTGCGGCTCTTGAGAATGTCAACGACGTTTCTATTGCAGTACAACCAGGCAGAATGCAGGGTGGTAATCCAAGTTTTGTTTTAGGACCATATGTCGGTCAGATGAAAGTGCGGAACTACCTAACAGGTGCGACCATTGTTTATTCCAAGGCAGTTCAGTATTTGAGCAACCCATACTTCAGTGAATGCGACGTTGGCATCCAAAGCGTTATTGGAGATGGATTCTAATGGCATATGGATTTCTAAAACCTGTTGCGGCACACAATGCCTTGACCTGTAGTGGTCATGGATTGTGCTTGCCCCCCACTATTCACTCGACTCAGGCGTGTGGCAGTCCACCAATCCCATATACAATCAAAGTCAAAGATTTTACATGTTGGTGGCCACCATATCCATTGGTGCCACTATCTGCCCTCAATCCTCTGAGAGCAATGGTGCTTGTACACTTCCTTCCGATTTATTTGTTGGGAGATACATTCACCCCCCATTTCAGCACATGTACAAACATTATTATATACATGTGTCCATGCGGACCCAATGTCTGTCCTATTCCCACACCAATCCCATGTTCAGTCTTAACGATTGAGGATGCGGGTGGTGTAGGTCACCCCAGGGTTCTATTCACAACTACACTCACGGTCTTTGCATTAAAACTGCCTGTTGGCAGAATGCTCGATCCCCTTGGAATCGGATTTCCTGGATGGTCATATCCGTGTAGTTCGGTTGTGGGATGGGGATCTGCTACGGTCTGGTCGTCCTGATCGGATCGTGCTATAATATTCAAGTCCACCACACGACACATACTATGCCTGCTAAAGCTAAAGTTGGTTCTTCTCGGGTTATCTTCCAGTCGGGTCCTCCGAAGCGGACTCGTCAAGGTCGCAGTGCAAACACAAAACTGTCTGCCACCTCTCGTAATGGTCGGAAGAAGCGTTATCGGGGTCAAGGTAAGGGATGAGCAAAGTTAAAACTACACCCCAGTTAGTTGATGAGGCTAACTGGGGTCTTTTTCGGGCAACCATGAATCTGCCCGCTGCTGCCGACCATTGTGGAATGTCCCAAAGAGAAATGAAAATGACTTTCCGCGAGTTTCTTAAATATCATCATGAAGATTATAAACACATAACCCAACTGTTTCTGAATATCTAACCATGTATAGCGCACTCCATAAAAGTCTGTATTACATCTCTCAAGATAAAGAGATGGCACTGATCCAAACGGTCGTTCATCAGATCATGGTTCAGAAACCAGACTGGCATCCGAGTGATACGCTATTCCTTTGTGTCTCCCCAGACTATTCGAGTATCATTACTCAACACATGGCACACTCGTTGACGATTGATGGTGAGATCTATCACATCGAATCCGTCAACGTGCCATTTCCAGACGAATCGAAGGTTGAATATGAACTTGACTTTCTGGAGAACTTCCACCGTTGGAAAGATCGGTTCAAAAAGTTTGTTTTGATTGAGGCAGGTGTTATCCGAGGTGGCAACTATACTTGGATCACAAAATCAATCCGTAGACTGAGTACGAAAGAGATATACACTGTGGCAATGTGCGAAAACGTTCATAGTAAGTTCAAGAGCGATTTCGTTGGTGAATATTACGACGATGATGAGCAAGATCTGCACTTCTGGTGGGAGAGACCAAATAACCACTGGGATTGGCGTGATAAATAACTTTGAGCGATAGCAACCGCTTAAAAAGTTCTGTTGATCCTTAAGCAAGAGAAACAGATGGCTAACAACCCGATACCTGACCATGTGCCTAGCATCATGGAGCAACAGTTCGGCACAAGGGTACTAATCACTGACCCGAAAGCTGATAAATATCTGAGGTTAGCACACAAGAACGATCCACCCAACGATCGTCTTTCAAAATGGTGTGGTGGTAAAAATGGGTTCGATGATTACGTTGAACGTCTCTAATGCCCGCTTATAGATTTAGATCTGAAAAGTTCCTTAGTAGAGGGTACAAAGACCTTGCAGTTTCGTTCAAGGCAAATCCCAATACTAAGGATTTTAGTGTGGTTAAAAATGAGAACGCAATCAAACAGTCCATCAGAAACCTGATGCTCACTACGTTTGGTGAACGTCCTTTCCAACCTGGGATTGGTTCCAGAATCAAAAGTCTTCTCTTTGAACCCTTTGATGTGTTCTTGGCGGAAGAAATGAAGACAGAGATCAGAAACACTGTTGAAAGACTAGAACCAAGGGTTGAACTTCAAAATGTATTCATCCGCGAAAACCCTGATAGTTACGAACTTAACGTAACTATTGAATATATCATTATCGGTCAAACTATAACTCAAACTGTAGATTTCCTCTTAGAGGTCGCATAACATGCCAGCCGTACCCTCTCAACTTACATCCCTTGATTTCTTTGAGATCAAGGAATCAATCAAGTCATATCTACGAACTCGTGATGAGTTCAGTGATTATGATTTTGAGGGATCGTCTGCCTCTTATCTGATTGATATTTTAGCATACAACACGTACTACTCTGCATTCAATGCCAATATGGCATTGAACGAGACTTTCCTTGAGTCGGCAACTGTTAGAGATAACATTGTCCGTGTTGCTAAGCAACTCAACTATACTCCAAGATCCATCAAAGCAGCACGAGCTTGCGTTCGTATCAGCGTTCAAACCTCTGCTGTTGGTTCTTCTGCAAACTTCCCCGAAACCGTCACTCTCAGAAAGGGAGATGTGTTTGTTTCTAGGAACCTGACTGATACTTTTATCTTTGCGGTTAGAAGCGATATTCAAGTTTCTGTAAATCCCCAAACAGGACTTGCTGAGTTTAGTAAAGTCATCTTCTACCAAGGAAACCTACTCAACTTTGAGTATACAGTTGATGACACCAAGGATCAGGACTTTATCGTTCCTTCGGAGAACGTCGATACCGAACTCATGAGAATATTTGTACGTCCTAACGTACAGTCTCAAGAAACTGACGAGTATTCTCCCGTTGGAAACGCTGTCAACCTCGACCAAGGAAGTCGCGTATACTTCCTTGAGGAAGCAGATGACCTCAGATATAAGATTATCTTCGGAGATGGCGTCCTGGGGCGTAAACTGCTCAATGGTGAGGTTATTAACATTGAGTATATTCGCACTGCAGGTCCAGAAGCAAACGGTTGTACCGATTTTGCATTTACTGGTCTGATTGTTGACTCCGAGGGTCGTCCTATTCCCCCTCAGAACATTATTATCACAACTGTTGATGCTGCAACTGATGCTGAGGTCCGTGAATCTCCTCTGAGCATCAAGTTTAATGCTCCCAGATCATTTGCAACACAAAACCGTGCTGTAACTGAGTCTGATTATGAGTTCATCACTAAAAAGATCTATCCCCAAGCAGCATCAGTTACTGCATATGGTGGTGAGAAGTTGAACCCGCCGATTTACGGAAAAGTGTACATCGCTATCCGTTCTAAGTCGGGCACAAAACTGAATGCAACGACGAAGACGCAGATTAAGAACAATCTTCTGCCATATGCAATGGCATCGATCGAGCCTGTCATCACAGACCCAACTTCGTTCTTTGTTGTTCCAAAATCTTGGGTTTACTATGATGGAAACTGCACCGTGAAGAGTTCGGCAGAGATTCAGACCGATCTTCTCCGCAGTATTGACAAATATAACTCTGCTGGACAATCAAATCGCTTTGGTGGTCGTATTGAAGGTTCAAAATACAGCTCTATGCTGGATGCGACCAATCCCTGCATCTCTGGTAGCGTTACTCAACTCTCTTTGGGTCAAAATCTGGAAAACTTCGCTTTCGGTACCGTATTTACCGAGTGTCTGGATTTTGGTAACCCCATTCATAACCCCAATGACCTGACAGGCAATGATGGTGATGGTAATCAGTGTGCACCTGTCTTCTCGTCCGTAAAATCGGGCGTATTCTACGCTACGGGATATACAGCAGATCTTGTAGACCTGATTGCTGGTGGAATCAGCACCACTCAGGTTGCGAATACGATCGTTAGTGTGGATCAAGAAACTCTCGTTCCTGTAAACATCAGAGACGATGGTAGAGGGTCATTGATGCTCGTTACAACAAGAAACGAGAAAGAACTCATTTTGAATAATAACGTCGGTACTGTGGACTATTCCTCAGGTATTGTCTGTGTTGGACCCATTGCTATTGCAGGTACACCAGACGGTACAGAACGCCTTCCTGTGTCGGTCAACCCCTATTCGTCTTCTATCGTCATTCCCCCTGGCGTGGATCCTGCGATCTTTAATCCTGGTGTTTTCCCCATTGATTACAACACCAATAATAACGTGACATCGCCCTTCGATCCTAACAACTTCGACTCCTGGAACTATGGAGCGACCGACATAAATATCATTGATTATCCCACGGATACGTTCGTGTATCCCGAGTTCGAGTCTTGTTTCTAAGATAAATGCAAAAGAACATCAACGTATCTGACAGAGTTGCTTATCAGGTACCTGATTTTATCAGGGAAGAGGATCAGCAGTTCGTAAACTTCCTGTTTGAATATTACAAGTCACAGGAAAAGACAGGCAGGCCCTTTGACATCCTCAATAACGTCAATCTCTACCTGGACGTTGACTCTTATTCGCAGAGAACACTCTCTGCAGGCACCACACTGCTCAAGGACATCGGTTTCGACGAAGACCTCATTGAGGTTGAGTCGATTGATGGATTTATCGAGAAAGATGGCAGCATCCTGATCGATAATGAAGTCATCTACTACGAATCGCTGACTAGAGGTCCCGATGCGATTCTAACCCCTGGTATTTCGACCGAAGAGTTCAAGAAGAAAGAACAACTTCTGGAATCACCGTTCCAATACTTCGATGGCGTCCAAAACACCTTTGATCTGCGATTCCTTGGTGAACCGATTCAACCTGTCTCGGCAGATCACCTTGTTGTGCGTGTTTATGGCGTAGCACAGATTCCTGGTGAGGATTATTACGTTGAAGGCGATACAATCCGTTTTTCAACACCTCCTAGAGAAAGACTTGGTACAGATGACCCCAATACAACCTCAATCATCTACATGGTTGGTTTTGCGGACATCAATATTGACACTTTGGATGAAAATCCGATTCAAGATGGTTCTAAAACCCATCCTCTTCGCTTTGGCACTCAGTTCTACACTCCTGTATCGGAAGTTGGTCTGATCGTCAATAGAAATGGCGTCTTCCAGAAACCATTTATTGATTATGTGATTTATCAGACTATCGATGATGGCACATACATCGAGTTCCGTGGTCTGCAACTGTCTGCCAGTGAAAGACTGACGATTCGTTCTATCGAGTACATTTCTCCTGCTATTGGATCGGGCGCTGAGATCGTTTCTTCGGTTAATGAAGAAGGAAATCTGATCGACCTCATCGTCAATAATGGCGGTAGTGGTTATCGTCTGGAGTTTGCACCTAAAGTAACCATTACCCCGTCTGACCTCGGTGGTGTTGGGGCAACTGCACGTAGTTTGATTGGTGGTGCTAAAAATATCAACTTGATTGGTGGTGGTCAAGGTTATACCTCCTACAATCCACCACTGATTGAGATTGCTCCCCCTACAGACCCATATGGCACTCAGGCAACAGCAGAGTTGGTTGTTGATGATGAGACTGGTCAGGTAAGTTCTCTCAAAATCACCAACTCTGGTTCTGGTTACGACTTCATCCCTGCAGTTAGTTTCAATAATCCCTCTGGTGCTGATATTACCGATCCTGAGATTGATAGTGAGGGTCGTCTTGTAACTGATAGTATCAGTGTGACTGCTGGTGGTCGTGGTTACTCCAATCCCCCTTTAGTTTACATTGATCCTGCTCCTGTAGACGGCATCGATGCCCAAGCAGTCGCTGTTCTGAACCCCGAGGGCGTTCTGGTCCAAGTTGTGATCACGAACCGTGGTAGAGGGTATACCAGCACACCTAGAGCACGTATTATTCAACCTGTTGGTGCACAAGTCCTTGGCGTGACTGTTGCATCTGGTTCAGTCACTGACATTGAACTGCTGACTGGTGGTAGAGGTTATGTTGACCCACCATCTGTCTATATCGTCGATGATCGTAAGGATGCTGCTGGTCTTTCCATTGGCGGTAAGGGTGCAACTGCGGTTGCAACCATCTTTAACGGTGAAATCACCGACATCAGTATTACCAACTTTGGTGAGGGGTATGATCCAGCATTCCCACCAAAAATCTACATTGCAGAACCCCAAGCAGCTAGAGCATCTGTAGATATTGGTTTTGATGAGGTTACTGGATTTGAAATCAACACATCTGGCTCTGGGTACAAACCCTCTGCTCTGGTGGGCTGTGTGCGTGGCACCAGCGGAACTATCTCCTACGATAATGTAGGAAACCAAATCTTTGCAACCGAATCTCAACTCAGACTCAGCAATCACGTTGCTGGTGCTGAAGTTGTCTCTCTGGACACACTTTTCTTACGTCAGATTTTTGATAAGATCCGCCGTCAGTATCTGCCGACCATTCAACTGGATTATACTAAGGTAAATCCTGTTCAGGTCATCAAACGAATCCGTGACTTCTATTCATCTAAGGGTACCAAAACTGCAACTCAGTTCTTGTTCAAAGTTCTGTTTGGTGAAGAGGTAGATGTCTACTATCCCCGTGATGAGGTCATTTCACCTTCTGCAGCAAGTTGGGTTGTTGATACGATTCTTCGTGCAACTCTTATTGAAGGTAATCCCGACGATTTGATCAATGGAGAGCTCGTTCAACTCGTAGATGAAGTTGATACTAACGTCACGGCTGCTTCTGCACTGATCGAGAACGTTATTTCGATCATTAAAGGCACCGACACCATTTATGAACTGGCAATCTCTGAAGAAACACTTCAGGGTAAGTTTATCATTCCGTATAAGACAAAACTGGTCGAGTTTCTGAGTGAGACAGATCAAATCATCACTGTGGACTCCACAATCGGATGGCCCGCAAGAAACGGGACAATCCGCATCAATGATGAGGAAGTTGTTCAGTATAAAGAGCGTTCACTGAACCAGTTCATCGAATGTACTCGTTCTAAGAACGGTGTGGTCGAAGACTGGGATCCTGGCACTATTGTCTATTCTGATATCTACGTTTACGTCAACTATGGCACTGAACAGCAGTGCAAACTGCGTATTCTGGGTATTGCTGAAGCAGGAAGTACAACTCTCGACGATACTGGTTCCTACTACCTCGAAGGCGATAAACTGACCGTTGCATCTCTTGGTGCTACCGATCAGGACGAAAAACTGTCTTCTTGGTTGTATAACGTTAAAAAACTGATTGCTGTCGAATCTGCAACTCCTGGAGGTCAGAATAACCAGACTGCAACTATCGTAACAAGCAATCCTCATGGTTTGTTGGTGGAAGATAACGTGACAGTCTATGGTGCAAACCCAACTGTCTATAACGGCACATTCCAAGTTACAGCACGTCTTGATGAGTATACCTTCTCTTATCAGATGCTTGCTCCTACGGATATTGTTCCTCAGGGCAATATTCTTCTATCAGTTGACCTGAACCGTGGTAAGTCTGACGTTAGCGCGATCAATACTGCGATTCAACCGTTTACTAGCAATATCCAAAACTCATTCTTCAATGCACAGTATGTTTATGCTGCTGCAACAGGTCTCCCCAACTATAAAGTTGGTCCCTTTATTGGTACTGCACTGATTCCTGGTAACCAACGCAAACTTCTGCGTTTCCCCAGAACGGTAACAACTGTCTCCAAGCGTGAAACCGTAAAACCCAATACTGCAGTTGGTGCATGGGTTAATGGTGTTTCGGTATGGTCCTATAAGTCCTCTGAGTTCCTGCGCTATGGTCCTCTAACAAGCATTACCATCACCAATGGTGGTAAGGGATATGACGCTGGCAATAAACCACAACTTGAGATAACTGGTGGTGGTGGATCTGGTGCTGCTGCGGAAGTTACCGTTAATGGTTCGCTTTTCTCTATTGAAGTAACCAATGGTGGTTCTGGATATACGTCACAACCTCTGGTATCGGTTGTTGGTGGGGGTGGCATCGGTGCTACCGCACAGGCAGTCATTACTGGTGGTCGTGTAAGTCGTGTACTGGTTGAACAACCTGGCAGTGGATATACTTCCCAACCTCTGATCTCCATCACTGGTGGTGGTGGAACTGGTGCCACAGCAACTGCAAGTGTTCGCGGTCCTATCTCCGCAGTAACTCTGACTAACGCTGGTTCTGGTTATACCGATCTTCCTACCATTAACCTAAACTCTGGTTCTGGTGCTCTTGCACAACCGATCGTAATCAACGGTCGTATTGTGTCTATTGCTATCATTAACTCTGGTAGTGGTTATACAACTGCACCCAACGTTGTGATTAACGGCGATGGTTTTGGTGCCATCGCAAAAGCAGTTATTGGTACCATCGGCGAAGATAAGGGTAAGGTCATTAGTGTCCAGATCCTGAACAAGGGTATTAACTATACACAAGGCAACACAACAATCCGCCTTGAAGCAGTTGGTGAGTTTGCAACGTTCACTCCCAACGTTTTCCAGTGGACAAAGAACCTGCATTACGATCTTGCGGACAAGTATGACTTTGCAAGAGGTTATGTTTTCACAGGTTACAATAACCAGTTCGGTGGCGAATATGCTCACCTTGTTGACCCGAAAGAACTGCGTTATGTGGTTGGTGACAACGTATTCCTGGATCCTGCAACAAATACTTTCCAAGAACAGACTGCTAATAATGAGCACTCCCCGATTCTTGGTTGGGCATACGATGGCAACCCCATCTATGGACCATATGGTTATATCGATCCTACAGATCAAAATAGTGGTCTGAGAAGACTCCGTTCCTCGTATCAACTTAAGGAATCTTTGGTTTATGAGGTAGATTCCAATCCTAACCCCAGTCGTGGTGATGGACCTCCGTTGAGTGAGTATCCTGCTGGCACATTCGTTGATGACTATGAATATGCCTTCCAGCTAGGAGATCTGGACCCCTACAATGGTCGTTTCTGTAAGACTCCTGAGTATCCTGACGGCACTTATGCATATTTCGTTACTATCGACGAATCTGATGCAGGTCAGGCAGTATTCCCGTATATTCTTGGTCCCGAGTTCTATTCTCAACCAGATACCTGGAATATGAACCAGGATGCGACTCAGGATAACATTCCTGCTGATGTTGTCCGTTTCCGCGATCCGTTTACTGAAGTTGACATCGATGTTGACCGTCAACCCAACAGAGAACCCGATATTCTGACTACAGAACTTGAGGCATACCCTCTGGTCCTGGAAATCCAAGATACCAATGGTGATGGCATCATTGACTCCAATGAACAGTTGGAAGTCATTGAACTGTCCGAAGAATCGACTCTGCAAATCTACGATTACTTCCCGACCGTTTCTGACGAGTCTAGAGTTGACATTGAAGTCGAAACTATCACTAAGTTTGAGTCTGCACAGATCGACGGATTTGTTATCGAGAATCCTGGTGTTTCTTATCAGGTAGATGACGTTATCTTCTTCGATAACGAGGGTTCTGGTGGTTTTGGTGCTTCTGCAGCAGTTTCTGCTGTTGAAGGTCTCACAATCCTTGGTTATCAGAAGATTATCGAAAATGACATTGTATACGGTAAGATTACTACCGATGGCAATCATGAACTGTATGTTGGTGATGAAGTAATCGTCACGTCTACAGTTATCCCCGATAATACCAACAAGACCTACTATACAAAGGTTGTTTCTGGTATTGAGGATATTGTCATTGACCAAGAGGGTGTTGGTTACAACGAGTCTATTCCCCCGACATATGAACTGATCACGACCTCTGGTCAGGATGCAGTATTGGATCTGAACGTTACTCAGACTGGTCAGATTACGGATGCTCAGATCAATATCATCAACTCTGGTAATCAGTATGATCCTGAGAATCCCCCACAAATCCGTGTCTCACACCCACAGATTTTCAAGAAGACTCGTTACTATGCTGGCGAATACAGAGAAACCACCCAAAGTGAGGAAACTCTGGGTGTGTTCAATGTCAATCACTCTCTGACAAGTAGTCTTCGTTATACCTATGTTTGTGGTTCTATCACTAAGCCAGATGGTACAACTGCTGCTTGGATTGCTAAGTTTAACGATGTAGGCGATCTGATTTGGGATCGTACACTCGAAACTATTGATGGTATTACCAAAACTGCTAGATTCAAGCAGATGTACCTCGATGAGCGTTCAGAGAACGACATCATCTATGTTGTTGGTGAGACTGAGTACGATGTTGCAAATAATCGTCCCGATATCCTTCTCGTTAAGTATGAGTCGGCATTTGACAATGCAAACCAACCCGAGGGTCAAGTAAGATACCAAAAGGAGATTGCAGGTGTCTCTGGTACCACTCGCCGTGACTATGCGATGGGTATCACTCTTGGCGAAGAAGAAAGAGTATACATTTGCGGTTATACCGACACTAACTCACCCGACCCCGACGATATGTGGGTCATTCAGATGAATGAAGAAGGTGAGATGAGAGAGAAGCGTAAGATCTCCTCGGAAGGTGATGATGAGCGTATGCACCAGATTAAATATCTGGGAGATGCAAGATATCTGTTTGTCGGCATGAATATGTCCGACTACTACATGATTATTGGTGAGTTCTTCTTCGATGGTAATAACATCGAACTTTCTTACGCCAAGAACATCAATATCTCTGGTGGTAGACCCCAGAATCCCCGTTTCACGATTGACAACTATAATGATGTATATCTGACATTTGATATCTTTAACAATGCCATTCAGAAGAACTCCGCTGTTGGTATTGCCAAGTTTGCTTATGATCAGATCAATGCCAATGAACCCACTTGGGATTGGTATAAAACTCTTGCACCTAGCACAGAGTTTGTCTCTATTACCAATGCAGACATCAATATTGATATTTTCGGCAATGTGACCCTGGTCACCGACACCAAACTTACCGAAAACACCAGAAAAGTTGCTGCTCACTACATCAAGTTTAATGGTGAGATTCTTAAGCAATCTACTATCGAAGATGTCGATACAGTTGGTGTTCAGGCTAAAACCCACAGTGTTGATGATTCTGGAGACCTGATCATCTTTGGTCAGAAGCAAAAGTCCGATCAAGCGGCATCTTACCGTTTTGATGGTTCTGAGGGTACTGGTGGATTTATTTCTGCTATTACTAACATTACTGGCACTTCTGCAACTCGTGGTGCTGGTGTTGGTACTCTTGGGTCTATTTCTGCAGCAGATCAAATCAGAGCAACCAATATTGGTACTCTGACCACTGCAACTGCTGTCAACGTTCTCCGTGCTGGTAAAATCTCGACAGTTGGTGGATTTAGTGCTGCCGATGTTCAACGTGCAGGTACTGTCCTCGATCTGGAGAACTTTAGTGGTGCCGAAGCCCGTCGCGGTGGTGCAGTTAATGCTGTAACCAACATCTCTGCTGCAGATCCGAAGCGTGGTGGTGTTATTGCATCCGTAAACAATATTGGTGCTGCAGACCAAGCAAGAGGTGGTCGAATCACCTTGATGGCAAATATTTCTGCTGCGGACCCTCTCCGTGGTGGTAATATCCTTGGCGTTGGTAATGTTAGTGCTGCTGATCCTTCTAGATCTGCTGGAACATATCAGGGCGTTGTCTATACAACATCTGGTAGTGGTGTTAATGCAGTCTTTGATATTACTGTCAATGCTTCTGGTGCAGCAATCATTACCGTTGTAAATGGTGGTATTTCGTTTGCAATCAACGAAACAATCACTGTTGCTGATGCTCAGTTGGGTGGCGGTGGTGCTCCCGACGTAACATTCCAAGTCAATGCTATTGGCGGTTTCAACTATACAAATGTTCCCGTAACCAGTACAGATGTAAACAGCACTGGTTCTGGTGCCACTGTGGACGTTGGTGTTTCTTCCACTGGTGATGTTTCCTTGACAGTCAACCAAGGTGGTATTGGATACTACAACGGCGAAACCCTGACCATTTCCGATTCGGATATCGGTGCTTCTGGTGCTGCTAATCCAACATTTGATGTATCTGGTCTTGGCGGATTCTCTTATACCAACGTTGCTAGCACAAACAATGGTGTTGGTGTTAATGCAACCTTCAACGTAACTATTGATGGAACAGGTGCAGCAACTGTTGTACAGGTTAACCAAGGCGGTCTTGCATATGCAGCTGGCAACACAGTTACTATTTCGGATACCTTGCTTGGCAATAATGGTGCAGCAGATCTGACATTCGATGTTGCAACGATTACCGCTCCTGCAACATACACAAACGTTGCTGCTACTTCAACAAGTGGTATTGGTACAAATGCAACGTTCTCCGTTACTATTGATGCTAGCGGTGCTGCATCTGTTATCACTTGCACTCCTGCTGGTCTGTCTTATGCAGTCGGTGATACCATTACGATTGCCGATACATCTCTCGGTAATAGTGGTGCTGCTGACCTCACATTTGAGGTGGCAACCATCAAGGCACCCCCTCTGTATAGCAACGTTGCTACAACAACCAATGGTGCTGGTTCTGGTCTAACTGTGCAGGTTACCATCGCTGCAGACGGTTCTGTGGCATTCCTGAACGTTACTGATCCTGGTAATGGATATGTGGTTGGTGATACCATCACTATCCAAGATGCAGATGTTGGTGCTACTGGTGCTGCAAATATCACTGCAGATGTTGAATCTGTTGGTGGTGGTGCGATCTATACTGTAAGCAACTTTACGAGCACTGGTTCTGGTACTGGTGCAAAA